AAGTATGTAAGTACGTACTGCCGCGGTTGGAGTTCTGGAACATGGAAGACAAAGACGGCGAGATGCACGGGTCCAATGTTTACGACGGCACTCCCATTTCAGCCCTGAATCTACTGGCTTCCGGCTTGCACGGGTATTTAATTTCTCCCGCGACCGCCTGGTTTGCGATGGGTATGGAGGAAGACCGGCTGAACGACATACCCGAGGTAAAAACGTGGCTGCAGGAGGTGGAGAAGATATTTTATTCAAGTTTTGCCACTTCTAACTTTTACGACCAGATGCTTCCTTATTTCCGGCTGGGCGCCGGGCCCGGCACGGCCAGTATGTATATGGAGGAAGATATTTACACCGACCGGATTGTGTATTCCTGCAGACATCCGCGGGAAATATATATCGCGGAGAACATACACGGAGAAGTGGATACCGTATTCAGGAACTATCAGATGACCGCCCGGAATGCGGTAGAGAAATTCGGAGCGGCGAACGTATCAGACCAGATCAGAAATGATGCCTCTGAAGCACGTACCTCTTTAAAAGAATTTGAATTCCTTCATGCGGTATTTCCTCGCACGGATCGGGATATAAAATTCCCAACCGCTGAGAATAAAAGATTTGCGTCGGTGTACGTGTCGGTAGAAGACTCTGAACATCTTAAGGGCAAGGTCGCCAGAATATCGGGTTATGACGACATGCCTTACGCCACCTGGCGGTGGGCTAAAAACTCCAACGAAGTGTACGGCAGAAGTCCCACCTGGGATGCTTATTACGACATCCGGGCCGCAAACGAGGCTGAAAAAGGACTTACCATGGCCGCGGAACTAAGCATTAATCCGCCCCTGAACGTACCCAGCGGCCTGGCGGACGACGTGCGCTGGTTTCCGCGGGGAGAGAACTATTATTCCGAAAAAGACCTTATCGTCCGGGCCGCGCATACCGGTATAGACTATCCCATCGCCATCGACCATATGGAGCGAAAACGCAAAATCATAGAAGCACATTACATGGTGGATTTCTTTTTAATGCTGGCTCAGTCCGAACGGCAGATGACCGCACGGGAGGTAATAGAAAAACAAGGCGAAAAAGCGGCCATCATGGGCCCTGCGGTGTCAAGGCTTAACTCGGAATGCCTGAATCCCATCTTCGACCGGAAGTTCAACCTGCTCTGGGAGGCCGGAAAAATTCCTCCTCCTCCTCCGGTACTTCTTGAGCAGAAAAGTGCAGCCATAAAAATAAACTACATCGGACCTCTGGCCCAGGCACAGCAAAGGCTTTTTAGAACTCAAGGCACCGAGCAGGCTTTGTCGGTAATAACTCCTTTGACCGAGTTCTACCCGGAGATGAAAGACTGGATAGACCCGGACGAAACCAGTAAGGACCTGCTGGAAGCATACGGCATGGCTCAGAAAAACATACGTACCCAGGATAAGGTGGATGAAGTCAGAAAAGCCAGGCAGGAAGCGCAAGAAGCCGCCATACGGGCGGAACAGATGGAACAGGCGGCGGGAGCTACACGGCAACTGGCAGAGGCGGATAAGGCCACCGGCGGACAGATATCCAAGGCGATGGGACAACAACAACCGGGACAAGTGGTGCAGTAAATGGCTAATTTCGATAATTTAGTAAAATCAGGCCCCGCCCTGCAGCAGGAATATTTCAACCTGTTTTCCACCGCCGCCGGCAGAAGGGTGCTTATGCACATGCTGGGGCAGCTTGGGTACTGGAGGGCTACGAAAGGCCCCGAGGAAGAGGCTTTAAGAGGCTACGCAGTCGTACTTTTACACAATATAGGCATAGGAGAAGATCCCAAAGAATTCGGACCCGAGGTGCTTGACGGTATGTTTCGTGCTTCGGAATTTAAAATCAGACAAAGAGAAAGGAAGGAGAAGTAATGGCAGAGGGCGATCGACCTGGCTGGATGGAAGCCTTAAAGCCGGACCTGAAAGACCATGAAGGCCTAAGACAGTTCGAAGGACCGGATCCTTTGTCAAGGGCGTTTCTGGAGGCTTCAGGAAAGGTTACAGCCCTGGAGGAACAACTGCAGGGTTCGGTGAAAATCCCAGGGAAGACGGCGACAGATGAGGAAAGAGCAACATTTCACAACCGTCTGGGAAGGCCGGAGAAGGCGGAAGGTTATGCCTTTAAAAAGCCCAACCTACCCGAGGGAGTGCCTTACCACGAAGAGATGGAAATGTCCTTTCGTACCAAGGCACATGAAATCGGACTGACACAGGCACAAGCCGAAAGTCTGCACACGTTCTGGCTGGAGAACGAACTTAGCACAATAAAAAAAGCACAAGAACTCCACGAGGAACACAAGAAAGACGGCATAAAAAAGCTTGAGGAGCTGTGGGGAGATAAGACTGCGGGTAATAACGAAAGGGCCAAAAGAGGCCGTCAAGCTTTTGCCAAGCTGGTCAGTCCCGAAGACGAAGGTGCGGCTATCATAAAGTGGATGGATGAAAGCGGGTTTGCCGATGAAGTACCCATTATCATGATATTTTCCGAAATCGGCAAGCTGGTCACTGAAGACGGCCTGGTGGAAGGCATCTCCGTTACAAAACCCAAACCCACACTCGGCCCGGACGGAAGACCGAGGTTGACCTTTCCTTCGATGGAGAAAAAGAAATAAACAAAACTTCACGGAGGATAAATACGGATGAGCACATTAGCAAACAAACGCCTTACCATGGTGGAACTCGCACACCGGAAGGACCCGGACGGATCTCTGGCCGCAATTGCAGAGGTTCTGACCGAAGATAATGAAATCTGGTACGACATTCCATGGGCAGAGGCTAACGACACCTATTCCCACAAGGTAACCCGCCGGGCAAGTGAACCGTCCGGCACCTGGGTAGGAATTTCAGAAGGTCCGGCGATTGAGTCCTCGAAGACCGTCGAGGCGGTGGAAACTCTGGGCATCCTGGAGTCACGCTCGGAGAACGACGTTAAGCTGATCGACGCCTTTCCGGATCCAATTCAAGCCCGGAACGACGAGGCCATGTCGTTCGTGGACGGACTTTCTAAAACCTTTATAGAAACTTTGATTTACGGCAATATCGGCACCACGGTACGCAGTTTTAACGGCTTTTTTACCAGACTTTCTTCCCTGGCTACCACCACGAACGTACTGGACGGCGGTGGCGACGGGTCCGATACCTGCTCCATCCTGGTGGTGCAGTGGGGGTTGAACAAGATCTGGTGCGCCTACCCCAAGGGACACGCCAATTTCGGCGTGGACCACGAGGACGTGGGTATCGAGTCGGTAGTCGATATTAACGGCACCAACAAGTTTCGGGCCTATGTGGATCTGTTTAAAATCAACGGCGGCCTGGTGGTCAAGGACACCCGTTGCTATGGACGAATTGCCAACATTGAATCCACTGGGACTACAAACCTCTTTGACGAAGACGATCTTATTCGGCTTTTGAACAGAATGCCGTCAAGAGGTGCCGGGGCCGTAATCTACATGAACGAAACCCTTTTAACTCAGGCGGAAATTCGCTTGAAAGACAAGACCAACGTCAACTGGATGCCTGGCAAGGGTGAAGGCCTGGCAGGGGAGCCTTTTATGTATTTCAGGGGCAACCCGGTCAGGAAGGTAGATCAAATGACGATTACGGAAACGGTAATCACATAACAACAACTCTTTAACAGGCACGGAGGTAAAACCAAAATGATTTTAGATGGATCTCTTTTAATGTCTGAAATCCAGGACCTTGGGTCTAAAGCAAACGCATCGGTGACGGTTTCCACAAATATTATAGACCTGGAGGAAGACTTTACCCTTAAAGATGGCTGGGGTACGACCATAACCAGCGATATCGGAGAGGGTGGAGGCCTTACCTGGAACATTATCGTTGAGGACGAAGCAGTCGCCGGGGCCAGTGCGGCCATTGTTGCTACCCTGGTCGGAAAAGCGGCCAATGCAAGCATCAGTTCCGGGGGAACTACGATTGCAACGCTCACCATAGAGGAAGCTGCTGCTATAGGAACAAGGTATTCAGTAAGCGTGCCCTCGGGTGAGGTCTTACGATACCTGGGAGTGCTTTACACCATCAGCGGGGGTGGAAGTACCACAGCGGGTAAGATAACGTCCTTTATCAGTCTGGATCACCAGACATAAACACTTTAACTTTTTTATCGGGGCCTCCCTTCGGGGAGGTCCTCTAGGAGGGAAGACATGAACATTTACGAAAAGTACAACCTAGACAGGTTACATGAATTCAACCTTGTCGGAAGAATTAAGAAGATAGGCTTGTTTAACAAGGGATACCAGATACATCCCCAGACACAGCTTATCAGCCGGGCGATAAAAGGAGATATAGAAACCCCGTGGATACACATTAAGGTCGATCCTGTTCAGCATTGTGCAATGTATTTAATTATTTTCGACGCCCTGGGTTTTATTCCGGCCAGGTGTATGGAGTGCTGGAAGGTGGTTGTCAAGCCACGGACAGTGGAGGAGTTGATTTTACTTTACGAGCGTATGAAAACAATGGGTTACTATTCCAAATGCGGAATTGAAGAAAGGGATTACGTCAAGGGCAATTATGGGGCGTATTTTTATACTCAATCCCTGGAGGAAGGACTAGAACGAAAGAAAGAAGTCCGGGCAGCCGTAGATAGTGTCGTCGGGGAGAATGTAGAGGTATACCTGAAACGGTACTGCACCGAGTTCGAGATAAAAACAGGATCCTCCCGAAAATATGAAAGACCTCCCAACGCCGATAAATGGGAGGCTATCTTCTGGGATAACTTCGCACTGGACCCGGAATTCAGTCCTCAAAGTGAGGCAGTAAAAACAGACATTAAATTCAGGTGGATGCTTTTTGCCGCGGCAAGAGATGATCCCACCATTGAACTTTTTAATAACGGAAATCCTGTAAATACCGCAATTGAAACCTATTAACAGAAAAAGGAGAAACCGAACATGGCTAATGTGAAATTTATCTGTGTTAACAAATGCTGGCACCACGAACATCTTTACAAAGAGGGAGATATTGCCTACTTCGACGAAGACCGTGAAGACGTGCCGCACCATTTTATTCGGGAGGGTGTAGACCCTCTGGCGCACGTATCCGAGGAAGAACGGACGGAACTTGAGGAACTACAGGAAATCGCCACTAAGCTGGGTATTTACTATCACCGTCAAAGTGGTATTAAAACCCTGCAGTCCAAGCTGTTTCAGTACACCGGGGATATAAAGTACAAACCCAGGCCGAAGCCGTTCAAGAAGAAGAAAAAGATAGAAAAAGCGGCTGAAGAAATTGTGCAAGAAATTAGAACCGATTCCACGAAAACCGAGCCGTCTTCCACGGACCCGGTGGTAAAAAAAAAACAGTTAGAAGAAGAAAGAGGACCAGGCGAAAAAAAGGAGTAACTAACAATGGCCTCCGAAGTTGATATCTGTAATATCGCCCTGACTGCGGTAGGATCCCAGAGAATAAGTTCTTTAACACAGAATACAGACACCGCCAAGGCTTGTAATGACGTGTACGAAACCATACGGGATGCCTTGCTGAGAAGTCATTTCTGGAGATTTGCCGGGGCCAGGGCGGAACTCGAACAGAACGCTACGGATCCGATTTGTGAGTGGGATTATCAGTATCACCTTCCGAACGATTATCTTCGGGACCGGGAACTGTATCAGAACGATTCCGAATACATAATCGAAGGCGACCAGTTATTGACCAATACCGATAACGACGCGGAAAGTTTGTATTTAATATACACCAAACGGGTGATAAACACAGGTCTTTTCGACCCTTATTTCGCTATGGCCCTGGCATATAAAATCGCCGCACATCTGGCTTTGAGTTTAAAGGAGAACCGCAAACTTAAGGAAACCATGATTCTGGCAGCAGACTTTTGGATTAAAGAAGCGTACCGACTGAGCGCGATAGAAGGAAAACCGCCCAAGAAGGACGTGACTTCGGAGCATTCATGGGTATCCGCCGGGAGGTAAAATCGCATGAAACGAGCGCACCTGCTGCTCCTGTGTGTCCTTGTTATGGGGACTGTCGGGGGACGTTTTTCCCCTATCTTTACCTCCTGGACCGCCGGAGAGCTGGCGCCGCTCATGGAAGGGAGGGTGGACTTTGAAAATTATAAAAACGGCGCTAAAACACTTGAAAACTTTATCGTACACCCTCAAGGGCCGGTTTCCCGCAGACCGGGCCTGAAGTATATTGCAGAAACTAAATATCCGTGGGGATATACCCGCCTGGTGCCGTTCGCGTTTTCCACTACTCAGAATTATATACTGGAGTTCGGACATCATTACATACGCTTTTACCGGGAGCAGGGACAGATAACTTCCGGCGGGGCGGCTTATGAAGTATCTACTTCTTATACTCAGACCGATGTGGAGGATTTAAAGTTCTGTCAGTCGGCGGATACTTTATATATCTTTCATGAATCGCACGAACCGGCTAAACTCACCCGCACGGCGCACACTACCTGGACCCTGACTGAAATAGATACCACCGAAAGCAGAGGCCCGTTTAAAGCCATAAACGAAACAGACACCCTTACCATTACCCCCTCCGCAACGAGTGGCACGGGTATAACCCTAACCGCCTCCAGTGCATTGTTTGACGTAAGCGACCACGTGGGGTCCATATGGCAGATAGACCACTCCATTACCACCACCAGGGCATCTACTTCCAGTAGTTTTACGGGTGTAGCCGCCCTGGAAACTGTAGAAACGGATTTTACAGCCACCGGACAGTCCACCCCGGTACGAGTGCCGGATGCGTTTTCCGTACCTTTCGGGGATACTGTCTTTTACGGTCGGTGTGTTTACACCATCGCCGGCACCTGGGTGGGAACCATAGTTCTGCAAAGGTCCTGGGACGGCGGACTTAAGTGGCAGGATTATCTAAGCTTTACCTCGAACTCCGCCGCTACCAACGATTTTAATTATTCCCATGATTACAGTTGTTTGTACCGCTGGAACGTTACGGCCTACACCTCCGGGACGATAGAGGCGGATCTTTCCGCTTATGACGGCTTTTCTTTGGAAAATCAGGTGTCCAGGGCCCTTACGGCAAATCCTGGATATGATGTGGTGTACACCATTACCGGCACCTGGACCGGCACCCTGATGCTACAACGGTCCTGGGATCAGGGCGCCAACTGGCACATTTGGGAATCTTTTACCTCAAACGATTCAGACACTCTGGAAAATCTGCTATCGGATACAGTCCTGGTACGGTGGGTATCGAGTAACACCCTTTCGGGAACTGCGACCTATACCTTAAGCATACAACACACCACCACCGGCAGCGGATACGTGGAAATAACCGCAGTAGCGTCCACCACCAGCGCCACGGCGGACGTCCTGGAAGACGGGGACGACGACGAACTGCACTCCACTTCCGCCACGGACTTATGGTACGAAGGGGCCTGGTCCGATGAAGAAGGCTGGCCCCGGTGCGGAGTATTCTTTGAAGACCGGCTGGCCATGGCTTCCAGCACCGGCTCTCCAAACACGGTCTGGCTGTCGAAGACCGCGGATTACGAGAATTTCGAGGTCGGAACCGATGCGGATGACGCAATGGTTCTAAATCTCTTGTCACGCGAACAAAATCCTATCTTATGGATGGACTCTCAGAAAGTACTTATGCTGGGGTCTTCCGGCGGTATATGGCGTTTAGGGGCATCTACAAGCGACGAGGCGCTGACCGTGGATAATGTAAACGCCAAGCAGGAAATAGGCATCGGGGTAGACTCCATGCAGCCCATAAAGGCAGGTAAAGCACTTTTACTGCAGGAAGCCGCCAAAAGAAAAATACTGGAAGTCGGTTATTCCTGGGAATCTGACGGCTTTGTACCTTCGAATATGACTGTACTTTCCTCACATATTATAGAAGGCGGCTTTGTATCCGCCGCATATCAGCAGGAACCTTATTCCATTGCCTTCTGGGTACGGGACGACGGAGAGCTTTGCGCCCTGACGTACATGCCCGAGCATGAGGTTAAAGCATGGTCCCGGATTGTCACGGACGGAGAATTTAAGTCGGTAGCCTCCATACTGGGTGCCAACGATCAGCACGAACTGTGGTGCATTGTGGAACGTGAAATAGGCAACCAGGGCATCGTACATCAGTACATAGAACTCATGGCGGACTACAAGCCGA